CATCAAGGCAGAAAGCGAGGCAGCGTAATGGCACGGATTAGAAGCGTTCACCCCGGCCTTGCAAGTGACGAGTCCTATATGTCCATGTCCATGGCTGCAAAGGCTGCTTGGCCGTTGCTCTGGATGGAGTGCGACGACAAGGGCGTCTTTGAATGGAAGCCGATTGTCCTGAAGGCCAGGATTTTCCCTGCCGACAATGTGAACTTTGCCGACATTCTTTCCGAATGGGAAGGGCTTAACTGCGTCCGTCAGTTCACTGTGGACGGCAAAACCTATGGGGCTGTTCGGAATTTCCGCAAGTTTCAGCGCCCCAAAACACCCAATGACGTACACCCAATCACGGCTGAAATCAGAAATTACGTTGGCTTAGGCGAGGTCATTTCCGAAATTGAGGACGATAAGCAAACTCAATTTCCCCCAAACGGAGAAAAGTCTCCGCAGATGGAGGATGGAGGAGGAAGGATGAAGGGTGAAGGAGGGAAGATGGAGGAAGTAAGTCCCCCCTTGCCCCCCATTCCCGACGATTGCGAGGAGGCGTTCTCATCGTGGAACAGCCTTGCCTCAGAGATAAACCTCCCAAGGGCACAGCGTCTCACGGACCCAAGACGGAAAGCCCTTCGTCAGCGTCTTGCCGACTGTGGCGGTCTAGGCGGGTGGGAATTTGCTCTTGGGAAAATCAGGGGAAGCCCGTTTCTTCGCGGCGAAAACAAGGATGGCTGGCGGGCTGATTTTGATTTCGTTCTCCAGGCCAAAAGTTTCACGAAATTGATGGAAGGCAGCTACGATGCAAAACCAACTCGAACAGGTTCAATTTCCGAAAGCCTTGCAGCAGCGGACGCAGTCATTGACGAGTTCGAGCGCCGACAGCAAGCGGGCGGCGAAGGCCATCATCACTGACATTTTGCAGTGCTATCCGGAGACGGGAAAAGTTCAGCCCGCCTACGTCTTGGGGCTGATTGAACTGGTCGAAACTTACCCATACCACATTCAGCGAGCCTTCGCCGACAAGCGGACAGGCATCGCGTCCCGGTGCAAGTTCCTGCCGACCATTGCCGACTTCGTGACGATGGCCGGGGAAATCCTCGCGGCTGAGGATGCCAAGACCTCAGAGCAGGCCCGCATTGCAGACCTTGCCGCCCGCGTGGAAGCCCGCCGCAAAATGCCGGAGCCTGAATTGGGCAAGCCGCCCGTTCGGTACATGGACAAGCACGGCAACTGGATTAACGAACGCGAGGCAGCGGAGAGCATCGAACGCGCCAAGCAGGACAAGGAAGCGATGGCGAAGGCCAAGCGCATGACGGACTACGTTCGGCACCTAGGACAGGGCGACGGCCTCAAAGGCTGGCAGATCGTCATGGAGCAGGGGATTCTTGAACCGCCAGCAGATTGGCAAGCATAGAGGCGAATACGGGAGAGCAGCATGAACGACACACTCACAGACAGAGAAAGAGAACTGTACGAGGCGGCGAGGGATGTTGTGAAGTATTGCTGGAAGGAAATTGGCGATACTGACGTTGGCATGATTTTGCAGGGTCGCCTCCGTGCCTACGACCCTCCGAAGCGGAAATACACCATGCCGACATGGGAGGAGTTTGTCGCGGGAAAGGTCAAGCCGTACCAGGACCACATTTGCATTGAGGTAACCGCTGCGGGCGACAAAGTCGGTATCGGAAAATTGCAATACGAAACCATCCGCGAAGCCCTTTCCACGGAGGAGACATGAACCACCGTCTTTCAAAAGCCCGCAAGCGATACGCTGACACCTTTTGCCGTCCGCTTGGCCCGGAGCGCGAAATCCCGGAAGGGCTGATTTGGCACGTTCTCATCACCAAGCAGGCCCGTGAATACAAGGCCGCCCGCTGGCTTGAGGACAACGCAGGAGCCTTTACGCTTGTCCCTCTCGTTACCGTATATCCAAGGCCAAAATCGGGCGGCAAGAAAAAGACAGCTAAGCCGCTCCCGGCTCAAAGGCCATTGCTGCCGCGTCTGGTATTTGCAGGCTGGCATCCGTCCATGCCTCCGAACTGGATACAAGTTGAAAGCTGTCTTGACCTGATCGACTATCTCGATGACGGGCAGGGCAGGCCAGCCGTGGCAAGGGGCCATGAGATTGTGCGCCTTCGGGATAACTCAGAGGCCGCCCGCCGCCAGACAGCCCCTCAGTTGCTCCAGGTTGGCTCCAGAGCGCGTTTTGTGGAGCCGGGGGTGTATGGACACCAGCTTGTGCAGATCAAGGCTCTCCGGGGCAAATATGCGATTATCGGTGAGATGTTGCTCGGCAAGGAAATTCAGGTTGCTTTGGAAAAGCTGGAGGCTGCGTGAGAAAACTTCGGCCTGAAGAACTGGCATTGCTAAGGGCGGCGCGGTTAGTGTCGGCTGGTTGTTATTCAGAGGTCACTTACGTGGGCGGATCGCGCGAATTAGATGAGGCGCTCAAGGCTTATGACCGTTATGATGAGGAAAGCAAAAAGAAATGGAAATTGGCCACCTTGACGGACTGATTTTGACGGCGGCGTTCTGTGGCCTGCTTATTGGGCTTGTCTTGGCTATCTCAAAACCACCCGCTTGACCTGATTCACCATTTACCCTATAATTGTGCCTGATTTGTTTCCGCCCGCCATGTACGCTGCCAAGCGCGGAGGGGCACAAGCGGGTCCGGTACCGGGGACGCGCTACAGATTAACTGTCTCAAAAATCACGAAATTCAGGCGGGTTTGGTTGCAAAAGAGTCGGACTTCGCAATTCGCTCAATGTTCCTCCCGCCTGAACCTTCTTCCCGTCTCAGACCTCTGCTTGCCAACGCTTTTCCGGCTTCCTCACAGTAGGGCGAGATTTGTGTAGGTGGAGACGGGAAACCCTTAACGCGGGTGAGCAAAGGCCGAATGAGCGCGCCCGGCAGGCTGAGTCGGATTAGAGCCGAACCCCCGCAATTACCGCTTCCATCTCAAGCTCAAAGCCTCACAAGCCAGTTCAATGTAGCGCGGGACAGGCTGTTTCCCGTTCAAATACCCGTCAAGAGTAAAGCGGGCTATTCCGAGTTCCTTGGACGCCTTGACCTTGTTGAAGCCAAGGCTGTCCATCCAATGTTTAAGCTGAGAAGGGTTCATACAGACTTCCAATCCGCTGCGGTTTCAGCATGGCGGCCATTGGCTTCGACCTTGGCAACCCAAGCATCACGGGCCTCTTTGGTCGGGAACGACCGCTGAAAGCCGCTTTCAGTAACCCGCATGTTCAGGCCAGACTTGGCGCGGCGGGCAAGGGTGGCTTCAATCAGTGATTTGGTGGCGTTGTCCATGGCTTATCCTTTCCAGCTCTTGAGTTGGGTGGGGGTCATTTAGACACCCAATTCCGCGAGAAGTTCGTCATCTGACAGGGCGTCGGCGGAATTTGCCAGAAATTCGCGTTCGCGGGCGATTTCCTTTTCAATCTGGGCAATCCAGACCTTGCGCGTCTCGATCTCGGCCTGCGTCTTTGCCTTGGGGAGATAGTGAAACTTCTCGCGGTGCAGGCGGTATTCAAGGGCGTTGAGGTGGCTAAGGTCGTTCATGTCGTCCTCCGTTGATGTGTCCAATATTGCACATGACCCGACCGATTGCAAGCACTATTTTGTCTAATAATGCACATTTCTTACTAGGCAAAACTGCCCAGAATTTAACAAAGGATAGCACTATGAGCGACCAAGCCACGGCAGTCGCTCCGGACGAAGCCGAAATTAAAACCCTGAAAATCGGGGAAGGCAAGCCGGGGCCAGGACGGCCAAAGGGTATGCCCAACAAGACAACCGCCATTCTCAAGGATGCCATTCTCCAAGCCGCACAAAGGGCAGGGGGCGGCGATGACGAGGGGCTAGTCAATTACCTCCATCAGCAGGCCGTAACCAATCCCGGCCCGTTTATGAGCCTTCTCGGCAAGGTTCTGCCCATGACTATTGCGGGCGACAAGGATGCGCCCCTTCTCGCAGGCTTCAAGGTGACCATTGTTGACCCGGCTCGCGGATCGTAACTGCGCCCGCGTGTTTCTGCCTCTGATGGCTCCCGCTCGTTATAAGGGCATCTGGGGCGGACGCGGTTCGGGTAAGTCTCACTTCTTCGCAGAACAGATCATCCAGCAGATGGCAGAGCATAAAGGCTCCCGCGCCGTGGCTGTCCGCGAAGTCCAGAAATCCCTCAAGGAAAGCGCAAAGAAGCTCATCGAGGACAAGCTGGCTGCCTTCGGAATAACCGAGACTGACGGGTTCAAGGTCTTCCGCGAGGTTATCGAAACCCCCGGCGACGGTATCATCCTGTTTCAGGGTATGCAGGACCATACCGCCGAAAGCATCAAGTCCCTTGAAGGCGTGGACATAGCCTGGGTGGAAGAAGCCCAATCACTCTCTGCCCGTTCACTGTCACTTCTGCGCCCCACAATCCGCAAGGACGGTTCGGAACTCTGGTTCTCATGGAACCCGCGTCTCAAGACCGATCCTGTTGACCAAATGCTACGGGGCGAAACCCTGCCGACAGGTGCAGTCGTCGTCCGAGCCAATTGGGATGACAATCCTTGGTTCCCGGAAGTCCTGAAGCAGGAACGCCTAGACTGTCTCAGGGACAACCCGGACCAATACGCCCATATCTGGGAGGGCGATTACGTTACCGTGATGGCTGGCGCTTATTACGCGGACAGCATCGCACAGGCCCGCAAGGCTGGAAGGATCGGCACTGTCTCTGCTGACCCGCTCATGACAACCCGAGCCTATTGGGACATTGGCGGCACGGGCGCAAAGGCAGACGCAACCGCCATCTGGATTGCTCAGTTCGTCGGAACGCAAATCCGGGTGTTGAACTATTACGAAGCCCAAGGCCAACCGCTTGCCACGCATGTTAACTGGCTCCGGGACAACGGCTACAAGAACGCGCTCTGCATCCTGCCGCATGACGGTTCACAGGGCGATAAGGTCAACGATACCTCATACGAGGCCGCGCTGAGGGCAGCAGGCTTTGAGGTCAACGTGGTGCCGAACCAAGGCAAGGGCGCTGCAAAGGCCCGTATCGAGGCTGCAAGGCGTCTTTGGCCGTCCATCCATATTCATGAGCCTACGTGTTCAGCGGGTTTGGACGCTCTCGGCTGGTATCACGAAAAGCGGGACGCAAACCGCGATGTTGGATTAGGACCGGAACACGACTGGTCCAGCCATGGTGCCGACGCTTTCGGCCTCATGTGCGTTGATTACGAAGCCCCGCGAGAAGCGGCGCGAGCCAGACGCCTCCGCGCAGAGGGCGTAGGCTCCTGGATGGGCTGACACAACAGATTTAACCGCTGTGATAGCGGTCAGGAGCCTCCTTAATGGCTGAAGAAGACACACTCTCAGAGGAAAAGGAAGCCTTCGAGCTTGCCTACGAAGCGGAGTCAGAGAACCGCAAGGTAGCTCTCGAAAACCTTCGCTTTGCCCGCATGGGAGAACAATGGCCCGAGAAGATCAAGAAGGAACGCGAGCTTGAGGGCCGCCCGGTTCTGACCATCAACAAGATGCCCGCCTTCATTCGCCAAGTCGTGAATGACAGCCGCATGAACCGTCCCCAGATCAAGGTGAAGGGCGTCGATGACAAGTCTGACCCTGCTACGGCTCAGGTTCTCGAAGGTCTTATCCGCAATATTGAGTACGTTTCTAAGGCTGACGTGGCGTATGATACCGCCGTTGATAACTCCTGTTCCCTGGGGTGGGGCTATATCCGGCTTGCGATTGAATACGAGTATGACGATTCATTCGACAAGGGTTTGCGTATCAAGCGGGTGGCAAACCCGTTCTCCGTTTATGGTGATCCGTTCTCCACCGAAGCGGATTCGTCAGATTGGAACCAGGCGCACGTTGTCGAGTACCTAGAGGAAGACGAGTTTGAGCGCAAATACAAGGGCGCTGACAAGGTTGATTGGGACGCCAAGTACGGCCAGATCGAACAGCCCTGGCGTCAGGACGAAGAAATCATGGTCTGCGAGGCATGGCGTCGTGAAGTCGTGCAGAAGACCATCGTTCAGCTTTCAGACGGGCACGTGCTCGGCGAGAAGGAATATCTTGCGGCCAAAGACCTGTTTGATGCCATGGGCATAACCGTGGTGAACAGCCGCCAGGCGCAGGGCTACAAGATTACGCAGCGCATCATGACGGGCGCGGAGATTCTGGAAGAGAATGAATGGGCGGGGCAGTACATCCCCATCATTCCGGTCTATGGCGAGGAAATCAACGTCGAGGGCAAGCGGTATTTCCGCAGCCTTGTCCACAACGCCATGGATGCCCAGAGGATGTTCAACTACTGGCGCACCCAGGCGACAGAGATGGTTGCCCTTGCGCCGCGTGTTCCGTTCATTGGTGAAGAAGGTGCGTTTGACGCCGACCCGAACTGGGAAACAGCGAACACTCGCAGCCATCCCTACCTGATGTTCACCAAGGGCAAGCAGATGCCGCAGCGCCAGCCGCTTGATGGCGGTTCGTCCATTGGGGCTATGTCCGAAGCCATGGCCGCTGCTGACGATATGAAGGCCATTATCGGCATGTATGACGCCTCGCTCGGCGCGAGGTCCAATGAGACGAGTGGCAAGGCCATCAACGCCCGCAAGATGGAGGGGGATGTTTCGACGTACCACTTCATCGACAACCTTTCCCGCGCCATTCGTCATGTGGGCTGTTGCCTGATTGACCTGATCCCGAAGGTTTACGGCCCGCAGAAGATCATCCGCGTTCTGGGGGAAGACCAGAAGGAAAAGGTTGTGAAACTGGCAGGCGGTCAGCCTCAACAGCCGCAGCAGCCTGACCCGAACGGCCCGCTTCCTGACGGTGCGGAACGTATCTATGACCTATCCGTGGGCCGCTATGACGTGGCTGTGTCAGTTGGTCCGGGCTTCACGACAAAGCGCGAGGAAGCCGCCGCACAGATGACCGAGTTCATCCGGTCCTATCCGCCGGCAGCGCCCATCATTGGCGATATTCTGGTGAAGGCGCTTGACTGGCCGCAGGCTGACGAGATTGCCGAACGCATCAAGGCCACCATGCCCCCGCAGGCCAAGGGCGGTCTGCCTCCCGAACTTCAGCAGATGATTGAAGGCGGAAAGAAGCAGATCGAGCAGCAGGGCCAGCAAATCCAGCAGATGCAGGCCGAAAAGCAGATCACTGACAAGCAACACAAGCTGGACCTTGCCGAGAAAGACATTCAAATCAAGGTGCTTCAGGGCGAAAAGCAGCTTTCCGGCATGATGCAGCAGGCACAGCCCGCGCCCATGCCTGCCGCGCCACAAGCGCCTGTCTCAGTCAATCTTGCTGAGAATATCGGGGAAAGCGTGGCGCAGGCCATTGTCCCGGCTGTAACGCAGGCTGTTTCTAGCGCCGTTGCTTCATTGCCCCCACTTCAGGTGCAGATGCCGCCCCCGCAGCGTATGCGCCGCCGTCCAGTGCGCGACGCCAACGGAATGATCCTCGAAACGATTGACGAACCCATCATGGAACAGGCTAACGACTAATGGCAAACGCGATTTACCCCAAGTGGAAGGAAAGCGTCCAGCAGGCGGCAGCCAACTCGTCGCTTGGCGGCACGGTGAAGGCTGCTCTTGTGACAAGCGCCTATACTTATTCCTCCGCGCACCAGTTCTTGTCTTCGGTTTCCGGCGTTGTGGGCACGGCTCAGACGCTTGGCAGCAAGACCTATACGAACGGCACTTTTGACGCTGCCGACGTTACCTATACGGCTGTTGCGGGCGGCTCCACGGCCACGGCCATCGTGATCTACATTGACACGGGTTCTGCTGCCACGTCGCAACTCGTCGCCTATCTGGACACGGGTTACACCAACTTGCCTGTCACGACAAACGGCGGTGACATCACAATCCAGTGGGCTGCCGGGGGCATCTTCACGCTGTAAGGCTGACACATGACAATTACGACAATGGACGGCCTGATTGCTGCCTTGGGCACAAGTCAGGACCAGCAGCTTTATTTCCCTTCTGCGACAAACGTTGCGGGAGGCTGGGTCAACATCAATCAGGCCGTCACGTCGTCGTTCGGTATTTTGGCGGCTCCCACGGCGGCGAGTTCTGGTGGAAAGACATTCAATCAATCCACCACATCTCCGGGCATCCCGCGCTGGACCGCTGGTTCTGGCACGTCAACCTATATTGGCCGTTGGGGTTCGACCTTCGCCACGGCGGGAACCTTGCATCTTTATGATTGCTATTGGGCCTGCTCTGGCTTTGTTGGCAACGTCACCACAGCGCAAACGGTGACGGGCTTTTCAGGTATGCCTTCGCGCAATTCCAATGGCGTAGGCGCTGAAATCTGGATTGGCTGTTCCTCTGCCATCGGTGCAACGGCGCATAACGTCACGGTACAGTATACCAATCAGTCGGGAACATCGGGCCGCAACACGGTTTCTACTGCTGGCATCGCTTCCATGCCTGCAAACCGCATGTATCAGGTTCCGTTGCAGTCTGGCGATACTGGCGTTCAATCAGTTCAGGGCATCACGTTGTCGGCTTCTTCCGGTACTGCGGGCAACTTGTGGGTTCTGGTGATGAACCGTCTCGCTTCCATCTCCGCGCCCGTTACAAACGTGTCAAACGTGGCGGATGCTTTTGCTTTGGGCTTCCCAAAAATTGACGACGAAGCCTGTCTGATTTTCGTACACCAGGCCACGACGACTTCAAGCGGCATCATCATTGGGCAGTTGTCCATCGTTCAGGGGTAAGCCATGACGACTCCCGGATGGGCAGATCAAACAGGGCATAGAATTGCATCACGGCAATTCCTGACAGAAAACTCAGGCGTTTCCGACATTGCAGCCGACGCTTTCTTTGAAGCAACAGCGCCAGCTTCTCAGACACTAACCGGAACGCTTTACGCCAACAGCAACAGTTTCGGCGCGGGAACCATTGTCGGCGGCTCTCAATCCACGCAGGAATATGGACACGGGCCTTTCACCTTCCCGAAGAAGGCCAAAACCCGCGAAGACGACGCAGAGGAAGCCGATCCGCCGCCCGATGTCGTCAGGCTCGGCCCCGCACCGCGCGAAAAGGTACAAACTGGCATTGTCGAATTGCCCAAACGGCCCCGACAGCCTGCCAAAACGGACACAATAGACCGCCTTGAAGCCGCGAGAATGAAGGCAGAGGCGGCAAACCGAGACAGAATACGCCGCATCATTGCCCAAGACGACGAGTGGCTGATGATGGCCTGAAATTTCGGCAATCCCGCCGAATAAGTGTCGTGACGACACTCAATGCCCCGTGAGCAACCCAAAAGGACTCCAGATGGAAATTGAAAACGTGACCAATCCTGCCGAGGCGACAGCCGAAGCGGAAGTCGCAACGGAAGAAACCACCACGCAGCAGGCGGAAGCCGCTCCTGAACCGGATGAGAATGCCGAACAGGACGAAAATGCCGAACCTGAATTTGAGGAAGTGGACTTCAACGGCAACCGTTACAAAGTGCCAAAGGAACTCGCCCCTCATCTGATGATGAACAAGGACTATACCCACAAAACGCAGGCTCTTGCAGAGGAACGGCGTCAGTGGGAAGCCACCCGCATCGCAGAACAGGAGCGCATCCAGCGTGAGGAAAGCATCACGCAGGAAATCATAGACGACGTTGCCCAGCTTCGCGCTGTGGAAGCCCGTCTCAAGATGTTGAGTGAGGTTAACCCCTACCAGTTGGACCCGCAGGACTATCAGCGTTACTCGATAGAACTGACCCAGGCTCAGCAGGCGAAGGACAACCTTGCCAACGCAGTCAATTCAAAAAAGCAGGCTCTAGCAGCCGACCGCGAGCAGAACTTTGCCACCGCTGTCAGCCAAGCGATTGAGGTGCTGAACAAGCCGGACGAGCGCCTTGGATGGTCCGGCAAGTACGATAGCGCAGTTGTTGAATCCCTGAACCAGACGGCCAAGGAAATCGGCATCCCACCGCATATGTTGCAGGGCATCGCTGATCCAGCCGTTGTGAAGGCGTTCAATCTCGCGCGGATCGGACTCGAAACGATCAAGAAACAGAAGGCCGCTGTAACTGCCAAGCCCCAGACGCCAGAAGCCAAGCCCGTTCCTACGGTGACGACTTCAAAGGCCAAGGGCGTGACAGACCCCGACAAGATGTCCGTCAGTGAATGGAACAAGTGGCGGGAAAAGCAACTGGCAGCCAAGCGGGCCTGATCCCCAAACCATCGGAAGCGTCGTGATGACGCTCCATATCCTTAAAGGACCACGACAATGGCAAATACGCTGTTGACGCCTACCGCAGTGACCCGTGAGGCGCTGCGCATCCTCCACCAGAAGCTCAACTTTGTTGGCAACATCGTCCGCGACTATGACGATAGCTATGCAAAGTCGGGGGCCAAGATCGGTGACTCGCTCAAGATTCGTCTGCCGAACCAGTACACGGTGCGCTCCGGCGCTACCCTGTCCGCGCAGGACACGACCGAATCCAGCGTCACTCTCCAGGTTGCTACGCAGAAGGGCGTTGACCTCAACTTCACGAGCGTTGACCTGACCCTTTCGCTGGACGACTTTTCCAAGCGCATCCTCGACCCGGCCATGTCGGTTCTTGCCGCGAACATCGAATCCGATGCTCTCAGCATGTACAAGGACGTGTACCAGTCCATCTGGAACGGCGGCTCTGCTGCCACCTACAACAAGGCCCTTGATGGTCGCGTTCTTCTGAACCGCTCGCTTGCTCCGTTTGCGGATCGCACGGCGCTCATGGACTCGATTGCCATGGCCGACGTTGTGAAGGACACGAAGACCCTGTTCCAGGACTCCACCAGCCTCTCCAAGCAGTACAAGGAGGGCTATATGGGTCGTGCGGCTGGCTTCGACTGGTCGGAAAACACCATGATGCCGTCTCATACCCGTGGCGGTTCCAACGGTGCTTACCTGACCAACGGTGCCTCGCAGACGGGTGCCACGTTGACGGTTGACACTGGTGCCACCGCGCCTTCGGCTGGCGACGTTATCACCATCGCTGGCGTGTACTCCGTGCATCCGGAAACCAAGGTATCGACTGGCGTCCTTCAGCAGTTCGTTATCGGGGCCGGTGCGACCACGACTTCGTTCCCGATCTCGCCGCCCATCATTGCATCTGGTGCGACTCAGAACGTGTCCAACGCCGCTGCCGATAACCAGGGCATCACCTTCCTTGGCACGGCTTCGACTCCGGTTCAGACCTCGCTTCTGTTCCAGAAGGAAGCCTTCGCCTTTGCAACGGCTGACCTTGTTATGCCGACTGGCGTTGACTTCGCCCGCCGCGAAGTGATGGACGGCATCTCCATGCGTATCGTCCGCGCTTATGACATCAACAACGACAAGTTCCCTTGCCGTCTCGATGTTCTGTACGGCTACAAGACGCTGCGTCCTCAGTTGGCTGTGCGTTACCACAACAACTAGTCTCCGTGAGTGGGAGAGGGGCTTCGGTCCCTCTCCTCTTTCGTCCTTTGGAGTGCTGTGAATGGCTACCTACGGCGACATGCAGGCGACGATTGCGGATGAAATGGCGAATGATGGTGCCATCACCACAGCGCACATTCAGAACGGCATCAAACGCGCCATCCGTGACTATGAAGGCCGCCCGTGGTGGTTCAACCAGAAGGTTGCGACCTTCAGCACCGTTGCCAATCAGGAATACTACGGCTCGTCGGACCTGGCAGACATTCCGAACATCGTCCGCATTGACAGCGCCATGATTACATACGGTGGGCATAAGTCGCCGCTTGCGGCTGTGAATTTCCTTGATGTGGATCAAGAACAGAACGCCAGCCGTATCGCGCTTCCCCAAGCGTACACGATTTACACGAACCAGATTCGCCTCTTTCCCATCCCGGACGCGGTTTACACAGTCACGCTGTCATACATCTACAAGTTCGCGGAACTCTCGGCGGATGCAGACACCAATTCCTGGATGAATGACTGCGAGGAACTGATCCGGCAGGCTGCAAAAAAGCGCATTGCCTTGGATATTTTGCAGGCAGATGACCTTGCGGCACGGTTTGCGGCGCTTGAGCAGAAGGCGCTTGACTCGACGCTGGAAGAAAACCGCAACCGCCGTCCGCAGAAGTTCCTGACCTCACCAGCCATGCTGCCGCCCCGCACATTCAATATTCTGACGGGCTACTAAATGACGCCGTTTGCCCCTTGGCTCCCTGACATTGTGCAGTTCAACCCGTCCGTTTCGTCGGATGCGCGGAACGTCATTCCGCCGTCTGCAACGGGTTACAAGCCTTGGCCGTCTTTTTCTAACGTGGCCTCTGCACTGACCGCAAGGGCGCGTGGGGCGATTTCCGTGCGCGGATTAACTGGCTCAATCTTCAACTTCGCGGGCGACGCGACGAAGCTCTACAAGGCCGCCTCTGACGGTCTGTCTTATTCGGACGTGTCCCGCGTTTCTGGTGGTGCTTACACCACGGCAACAGACGGCTGGTGGTATTTCACCCTGTTTGGCGATTACGTCATAGCCTGCAATCAGGCCGACGCAACACAGGTCTTCCAGCTTTCGGCGTCCACGAACTTTGCAGCGCTTTCGGGTTCTCCCCCGCAGGCGGCGTTCACAGGGACAATCCGTGATTTCGCCATCCTGGCCCGCGTGAACACGAACTATAACCGCATTCAGTGGTGCGGGATTAACGACATTACCGCTTGGACGCCGAGCGCCACCACGATGGCCGATTATCAGGACTTTCCGGACGGCGGCATCATCATGGGCTTTGTCGGCGGTGAATACGGCATCGTTCTTCAGGAACGCGCCATTCAGCGCATGGCCTTTGAAGGCCCGCCCACGATTTTCCGCTTTGACAAGATTTCCAACAC